AACGGGATGGAAGATAAGTCATCATCTACAAGGGTATTTGCTTCTTTCTTAGCTTGACTACCCCGCCATTCACTACTTTCTGCAATCTTTTCCTTATAGTACTTAGGCAACGCATCGTACTCAGCTTGATCGTAGCTTTGCAGCCAAAACATCTTGGTAGGATTGATGCCTTCAGGTTGTGCGCTACGCAAGGCAGACGGTACTGGGCTAATGCCGCTAATGTTGGCGTATTTGCCATCTTCACTATGCGTAATGTTTACCATGCAAAACTTACCCAATAAGCCTTTAAGGTCAAAGTTCTTGCGATCTTCCGCAGTCATCTTTTTGCCTGACCATGCTTCTAAGTCTTGACGCAATCGTGCTTGATCCCCAAGGCTGACTGTATAGCGTTTAGATACGATTAACGGCTTGCCATCATCGGTCTTGAGTGGCTGACCAACATCATCATCACCATGCAGTTCCCAAGTAAAAACGACCTTGTGCATGATCTTGGTTTCACCCTTCCATTCGGTAGCCTGATGACCTAAGTCAATAATGGAGTACAGGCGGGCAATGTGGTTGCCAGCAGGGGCAATCTTAAAGTCTTTTTGGGTATCAGTAATAATCATTTTTTGCTCCAAATTTTAGGAAATGTATTTAAAGGGTTGCCAAAGCAGTTGCCAAAATCATTGACAACATCACGCAATACAGGATTTACATGGTTGTTGCGTTTAGGTGCGACATATCCGCAGCAATGGCGTAATAGGTCTACTTGACGCTCGGTAAGAAGTACACCTTCTTCCAAGTCTTTGAACACTTCGTCAAGTTCAAACTGCATCTGTACTTGATCTGCTAACTGCTGGTCATAATCACTCATAATTTACCTTTCTGTTTCACCCTAACTAGGGTAGTTATCACCCTAAGTAGGGTAAGACCATATTAAGGTAACTTAAACCACAAGTCAACAGGTATTTGCAAAAGTGTTGTTTATTTGTTAAGATACCTTACATGAACGCAACAGCAATTATTAAATTACTAGGTGGATGTACCCGTGTATCCAAGATGGTCGGGGTATCTGTACCTGCCGTATCTATGTGGCAGAACGGGGATATTCCGCAAGATAAGCTGGTGATCCTAGCGGCAACGCTTGAAAAAGAATCACACGGGCTAATTACCCGTAAAACCCTATTCCCACATAACCATAAATTAATTTGGCCTGAGTTGGAATAATTTTGTTATACTTGTTTCGTCAGGCGTGGAAACTTGGCGAAATATAAGGCTCTATTCACATGGGCTGGAATGACACAATTTATGTTGTATTTTGTCAATCCTTCCACGCCCCAGCCCAGTTGAATAGAGCTTTTTTCATTTGTGCTGGCGAAACGAACGGGTTACCGAGTGTCGCAAAATGCCAGCGAAATGGGCTAGATGGGGTAGAGGCCAGTTGAAGAATGAACTGGAGCGAGGGTCGACACCTGCGATACCCCCAAGTAATCGGTTCTAGCCGACTTGGACAGCCTTGCAACGGCATACATCACTAGAATAAAACCCACATCGGTGGTTGGTCGTTCTATGGAGAAATGATGCTTAAAAAACAAGCTGGCAAATGGGTTTGGGTAGATGAACCACCACCGCTCGAAATAGCGATAGCGGTAAATAACCACCTAGCCTTCTTGCAAGCTAGACCTATTGAAATGACTGAAGTGTTTGGACTTGCCTACAATGTTGGCGTTTCACCTAAATATTGGGAAAAAACAACACTTAGGGAAACTACTTAGTAAATAAATGTAAATAGTGCTTGCAATAGTTAAGATAACTTAAGAAACTAGAGGTACTCAATAACGAGTGAGATAGAAAAAGGAGAAGCAAAATGGAATACATTACAAAAGACGGCTGGACAATTACACAAGCTATGTACAACGAAATCAAAGAAATTTGCCCTGATTTATCGTTTGAAGAAATCTTGCGCTTAGTTGATTTGTTTAAGCACCCCAACTTCAAAATTACCAAATAATTATTAACCAGCCCCTACGGGGGCTACCTTTAAAGGTGAGATAGACATGAAAGATTTATTAGGTGCTTGCATATTAGGTGCAATTATTGGTGGGATGATGGCTTATGGAGTTCCTGCACACGCCCAAACCTATGTGATTACAAACCCACAGGGTCAGGTTACTGGCTACATTCAACAGAATGGCAATACGGTCAATGTATTAACCCCGCAAGGCAATACTGTAGGCCAACCATTGACGGTTTACCCCAACCAAATCGTAACACCACAAGGCTCAGCTATTGGTATTCCCCAATACACCGTACCAATGACACCCCCAAGCCCACCTAGCATACGGGTGCTGCAATGATTGAAACCATAATGATTGTGTTTGCCATTGGGGTATTTGCTATATTTGCAACCCTGATGTTACTGGCTGGAATACTACTTTTTTGGATATGCAATGACTGAAAAACGCTACTGCACAAGCTGTCAGGTAATGCGACCAGCAGACTACGGCAAGTTGATTAAAACAAGTAAGGTTACACGGTGGAAATGTACCGCCTGTACTTTAAAGATTAACGAACCAAGATACAAAAGCAAGGTGATTAAATGACTACTTTTACTACTGAAGATCGCATCGTTGCCGAAAAAGACGGATCATTTACCGTTAATGTAAACGGTGGTGAAGTTGCTGTAAACAAAGACTTAACAGACGATGAGATACGAGCGTTATGGAATCCAATGCCTGATACTAAAGTTTATGTGCGTGATTTGTTGAATTTTGCTAGAGCAATACTAAAGAAAGCGAGTGAGAAATGATTAGGACTTGGCAAGAACGCTGTCAGGATTTTGATGACCAGCGTGTAGTAAGCCACCAAGACATTGAAAACAAAATGCAAGAAGAAATAGATGAATTAAGAACTGCTTATCGTGGTCTTGCTACAAAAGTAGGTAAATTAAAAAAGTTATTGGAATTACAAAATGAAAACTTATAGTTTTAGCTATCGGCATAATGGCAAAGATTGGTCATTAAATTACTTTGCCGACAATGACGAAGATGCCAAAAGAAAACTGCAATCAATTAAATCTAATGCAGATTTTGATGGTGAAATTGTTGTGTCCGCTTCAATTCCATTTATATCAAGGCTGTTTGCAATACTAAAGAAAGCGAGTGAGAAATGAACTTTGCTGATTTTTATGCGCTCTATCCTCGCAAAATGGGTCGCAAAGACGCTGAACGCAGTTGGAACAAGCTAACCCCTATGCAACAGCAAGAATGCCTAGAAGCCATGCCAAACTACCTAAAATATTGGAAGATTAAGGAAACGGCAAAAGATTTCATACCGTACCCTGCATCATTTTTGAACGCTGAACGATGGACTGACGAGATTGACATTGAACCAATACAGTCTAAAAAGCCTGAACTTCCTTGGTATTCCAGCGAAGAACTAACGATCAAAAAAGCCCAAGAAATAGGAGTACAGGCGTATGCAGGAGAAGGATGGCAGCAATGGCGGGCAAGAATTAGCCAAAGAATCAAGCAACTTGAGGAACAAGCCTGATGGATTTGTTCATGCAAGAGCGTATTGCTCCTGCGTCACCAACCACAATGAATCTGCGTGAAGTAGGCGTTAATTACGCTATGGACAAAAACATGGATTGGCATAGCCGTTTACCCGTTACAAGCCACTCAAACATGATTAGAAACGCTCACAAGGTGTTTTATGGGGCAGAGTACCAAGACCATTGCTTCGCTGTAGCTATGTGGACTGACCCAGTAGCAGGTAATCGTATGGCTAAAGACCAAGTTTGGCTTGAATTAAGAAGGCTGGCTGTTGCTCCTGATGCGCCAAAATTTACCGCTACTTGGATGATTTCTAAAATGGTAAAAGACATTAAAAAACGCTTTCCTGATGTTACAAAGTTGGTTTCTTACCAAGATACCGAAGTACATACAGGCACGATATACAAGGCTGCAAACTGGAAATTAGACACAATTAGCAAGTTTCAAGAATGGTCAAATGAAAAA